CTGTCGTACTGGCCGTTATAGACGGGCATTTGCAACGCTTTTTCTGCCATCGTGCGCATTTCTTGCGCTTTCGCCCGGTTGTTCTTTTCTTCGCCGATGAGGCGCAGTTTCAGGAAGAATTTATCGTCGGCGACTACCAATGAGAGTCGGGCGCGCACGGTGATTTTTGTTTCGGTGCCGGTATAGAGTTCGTCGTTGATGCGCAGCTCCGCCACCATTTGTCCCTCGGCTTTCAGCGCCGCCTGTTCGGCCACGGTGCGTTCGTGTTCCCAATCGCCTTGCGTCTGTTTGATGCGTTTGGCTTTCTCCACGGTCAGGCTGGAGAGCAGGCTCACGGCGGTGTTCAGCGGGATTTCCGCGCCGTCTTTGTCGTGGGCGGTGATGTCGCCCGCCCAGTCTTCGAGCAGTTGGATCAGTTCTTTTTGGCTGACGGCATCTCTGCCGCAGGTGCGCCGCAGCGCGTAATGCAGCGGCGTTGCCTCTGCGTTGTAATTTGCTGTGTTCTTGCCGTGGCCGCGTCCGCCGTCGTAATCGAAGATGATGCGGGCAACCATGTCTTCCGGGTCGATGTACATAGCGGCACCGGTGAAGTCCGCTTCGCGCGCTGCGGCGTATGCCAGCAGGTCGCGGTAGTCGCGGGTGCCGTAATAGCCGCGCGGGTAGTAGCGCTGTGCTTCATATTGTTCGAGGCTTGCAAGGCTGAATCCGTCCGGCAGGGCGATGACGTGTGCGCCGTCATGCACGATTTTGTTCAGGTGGTCGGTGATGACTTCGCTGCGGTTGATGAGGGTGTCGATGTTTTCCATTGTTGGCTCCTTATGCGTTCATGGGTTCGCGGATCATGCCGGGCAGTTCGACGGCGTTGTCGGGGACGATGCTCATTTCGCCTTTGGCATTGACGTACATGACGGTTTCGTCCGATACGGTTTCGCTCTTGTCGCCTTTGGCGGTCGGCATTTTGTGCTTGATGAGGCTCTCCACCTGTAGCTGGTTTTGCGTGCCTTTCAGCGGTTTGAGCTTCAGGGTGAGTGTGACTTCTGCCGCTTTTTCGTTGGTCAGCACGCGGCTTGCGGCTTCGCAGACGACTGCGGTCAGGGTGCTGGCGGTGATGCCGGCGTTGAGGTCGTTGATGACGTCGGTGTAGTCTTTCATGGGTTTGCTCCGGTTGTGGATTGAGGTTTTGGGGTAACTGTCACGATTTCCGTGACGGTTGGGTTTAATTCCCCCTTTTTCGGGGTATTTAGAAAACTGTTATTTTTCAATATGTTCTAAAAGGGAATATTGTCGTCAAAGCTGTCTTGCGTGGGCGGCGGGTTGCCGTCCTGCGGGTGCCGGGGCGGCTGCGGGCGCTGTTGTTGCTGGTAGCCCTGCGAACTGTGGTCATCATGACCACGGTTGCCGTCGCCCCTGCTGTCGAGCAGCTGCACGCTGTCGGCAATGATTTCGATGATGTATTTGTCCACGCCGTTGCTGTCCGTCCATTTGCGCGTTTGCAACTTGCCTTCTACGTAGAGTTTTGAGCCTTTGCGCGTGTACTGGCCGATGATTTCGGCGGTGCGACGGTAGGCGACAACGCGATGCCATTCGGTTTTTTCGCGTTTCTCGCCGGTGTTTTTGTCGTTCCAGGTCTCGCTGGTGGCGATGGAGATGTTCGCCACCGGTTCGCCGTTGGGCATGTAGCGCATTTCCGGGTCGTTGCCTAAGTTGCCGAGGATGATGGCTTTATTGACGCCTGCCATTTATTGCTCCAGTTGTTTCATTTCTGCTTCCAGCCGCGCCACGAAGGCGCGCAGGTGTTTTTCCAGTGCGGCGATGATTTTGTCGTCGCGCTGAACGGTGTGTATCCACGTGGTTTGCGGGGTGTAGTCTGGGTGGTAGCTGACGAAATCCCAACTGCCGTAACCCGTAACCAGCATCCCGCCTTGTACTTGCAAGAGGTATTCCCGTGGCATGACGCCTTCGAGGATGTAGCGGATGTGGGTTGCGAGTTTCGGGCATTTGATTTCCAGACCACGGCGCAGCTCCGGCATGATTCCGTCGGGGGATGCCATGACGCTGCGGCTTTCGTCGAGGTACACGCCGCCGATCTGAGTGACGCTGTTGCCGGTGGCAAACTCGTAGGCGGCGCGCGCCTGCGGCTCCAGTTCGGTACCGCGTGTCATGTCGGCGCTGGTGTAGCTGTCGGCAGGCTGCCCGGTGATTCGTTCGGCGATGAGTTCGGCGAGGTAGGCGGTGGCCTGTTCGCTCGCCGCCCCGCTGTTGGTCATGATGCGTTTGTATTGGCTGGCGGTCGGGATGCCGAGGCGCGCCTGGCGCCAGGCTTCGCTGCCCTGTTCGCAGTCGATGGTGATGAGGTTTTTCATAGCGGGATGTCTTCTCCGGGTTCGTAGCTCTCTGCTTCCGGTGTTTCGGGTTCAGCCGGGGCAGGCTGTTCGGCGGGCGCGTGTTTGCGCAGCATGGCGATGAGGTTGTCCGCTTTTTTCGCGGTCATGTCTTCCATGCGCTCTGCGCCCACATAGGCCAGCATTTTTGCTTCGTCCTTCCCGGTGCGGGTGAGCAGCTCGCGCAGTTCGGCGATTTGTGCGTCGCTCGCCAGCACTTCAGCGACGGGCGGGCTGTGTGGTTTTGCCGTCATGAGGTCGCCTTCACCTTGTACTTCGTCTGCCGTCATGACGCCGCCCAGTTCGTCCGGGAAGGCTTTGCGCAGCGCGCCTGCTTCGGCACATTTGGCGAGCTGACCGCGCGGGCGTTTTGTCCACATGGCGTTCAACCGCTCTTTCCCGTCGTTGTATTTACTTTTCGTTGTGGCGCACGCTTCAACGAAGTATTCCGTGTGAGTGAAGGGGCAGCGTTGTCCGTTGATAAAGCGGTACACGGTGAAGCGACACCATGCCGGGGCTTCAACGCCGAGATAGGTGATGCTCTCACCAAACACCGGTTCGTCCATTCCGGCCAGTTGTCCGGTGCGCACGGCGGTGGTGCGCTGTTCGTAGATGCCCGGCATGATGACGTCGCGCCAGCTATCGCCAACTTTCATCGGTACGATATGGCAGGGCTTTTTCATGACGTCCAGCTTGCGCGCGTTGCAGTAGTCCACGGCAAGCACGATGGATTCGGGTTTGGCTCCGGGGAAGACGCTGTTTTGCAGCGCGCTCCAGGTGGCGGCGTCAATGCCGCGTTCGCTGGCGATGGCAGGCAGGTTCATTTCAGGCTCCTCTACAAAGTTTGATGTCGGCGCGCAGGCTGTTCTTCAGGTTGTTGGCAATCGCCTTGGCGTTGGTGAGGGTGGTGTTCATCTTGATGGTGATGATGTACTCCAGCACCGGTTCGCCGGGCGTGGGTTCGGGCATCGTTTCTATCGCAGGTGCAGGCTGTGTTTCCGCCGCTGCTTTCGCACGCTCCTCGGCGACGATTTTTTTGCGCAATTCCGCCTCTGCTTTGGCGGCGGCTTCTGCCTCAATGCGGGCTTTTTCTGCCGCCTGCCGTTCGTCTTCGGCGGCGATACGTGCAGAGATGGCGTCTTCGAAACCGCTATCCAGCGCCAGCAGGTCGTCAATGTCGGCAAACAGGTGCAGGCGGTCGGCCGGGATTTGTGCGTAGCGCGCTTGCAGGTACGCTTCGGTTTTGCCGATGAGCGCCGTCCAGTTCGCCAAGACTTCGGCGCATCCCTTCTCCAGTCCGGCAAGTGTTTTTTTGCCTTTGGTCGCTTCGGCTAGCACACCGTCCAACTCGTCAATGCGCAGCACTTTGCGCATCGCCGCTTGTAGGCGGATATCGCATCCGGCAAGCGCCCGGTGGATGCCGTCGCGGGCAGTGCCGATGATTTCTTCTTTAACTTTCGCCTTCTGTGCCTTGACCTGTTTGTCGAGGGCGAGGCGGGTTTTGGCGAGCAGGTCGATGATTTCGCTGGTGGTGTCCATCAGCTTTTTCACGTCCGCCGCTTCGGATAGCGCGGCTTCCTGCGCGGCTTTGATGGCGTCTTCCGCCGCCTTGAAGTCTTTGACTTGTTGCTCGGCGGTGGCAAAGTCTTCGTCGGTTTTCAGGTCGGTATTGACCTTTGCAATTTCAGCGCGGACGCTTGCGGCCACGTCGTCAATGTTGCTGGCGACGATGGCGGATTGAATTTTCAGGATGATTTCGGTGTTCATGCTTTCTTCCTTCTTTCTGCGACGTGTTTGTTAATCCAGGCTTCCAGTTCGCTTGTGGTGACGGCGCTGAGCGGCACTTTCGGCATTCTGCTTTTCCCGTCATGCTGTATCAGCCCGGCAATCAGGCCGCGTTCCGGGTCTTCGGCGATGACAGCCTTCAGGATTGTTTTTACGTTGTCCCCTACCGTGACCCAAGCGTCGTATGCCGACAAGGTGCAGCCCACCAGGGATGGTTCGTACACCTCCCGCAGCTTGCTTTCGATGCGACGGGCGGCTTTCGCGTGTTCGGTTTCAAAGAGGTTCATGCGGCTTTCCTCCCGTTGAGGTATTCCCGCACGGCGACACCAAGCTCTCCTATGGTTCCGCCTTCGAGGAGCTTGCCCTGAAGTACCGGAGCATCGCCTTCTATACGGTAGCTGCGGGCGTAACAATGGAAAACGCCGTTATCCCGTTGGTAGATTTCGATGCTTATGGATTCATCGCCGCGGCGGGCTGATATGCAAGTAATGCCTTTCATGTAGCTGATGTCCAGCCAATCACAATCTTTGCCAAGCAAAATGGCAGCGCGGCGCGCTTCTTTCGCCAAATCTGTGTCCATGATGTTCATTTGTCGTTCTCCCAAAAGTTTTTACAGGCGGTTCGGTCGGTGTCGTCGAGGTCGTGGCGGGCGCATTGTTCGCGCACCCACTCTCGGTGTGATTCGGTTCGGACGACGGCTGGCGGGTTGTCTTCGCCGCGTGGCAGGATGGTTACGGCTGCCAGTGCGGCGATGAGGGCAAGCGCTTCGATGAGGTTCATGCGTACTCCCGCTCGTAAAGCATGTCTTCGTAGCGGCTGATGGCGGCTTCTGCCTTCCCGTCCTGCCATTCCTGCCAGATGTCGCGCCAGGGGTTCACCGCGTCAATCATTTCTGCCAGCATTCCCGCCCAGTCGCTTTCGTAGTAGTTCCCGAAGTCTTCGCGGGTCAGTTCTTTTCCATCCTCATTTGCGAGGATGACAACGCTGCCATCGGCTCTGATGTAGGTCAGCGGGCTTTCTACGTCCGTGTATTCCGCCGGTTCCTCAAGGGTGGCGTGGCGCAGCAGGCGCTGTCCGTAGTAGCGGCAGACGACAAGGCTGCCGTCGTCTTTCGCCTGCCAACCAAAGGTGTCGTCCAGCCCGGCGGCAATGGCTTTGAGGTTCAGGGTTGTCATGTTCTTGGTCTCCATCGTTCGTTTCGATGGGGTTATCTTACCAAAGTTAGATAACAAAGCAAGAAAAACTAACTTAAGGAAGAAAATATTTTTACATAAGTTTGATTTTGCACAGGTAAAATTCTTGCTTCATGCAATTCTGGCAGCAAAAAACCGCCTCACGGGCGGCGTTAAATCCTGGTCAAATGTTGTAAACCCGCGCAGTTGCGGGTTTTGCGCGGGGTTACGGGGCGTGGTGTTGCATCCCGGTCAAATCTTCAGGCAAGAAAAACCCCCGCGCGGGGCGGGGTTGGCAGTTTGGGAAAGCGGTTTAGGCGGCAAGTTGCGGAATCATATCCGCCAGTTGTTGCGGGGTGTTGCCTACTTCACATTTCAGGTTTTGGCGGCGCAACAAATAGTGGGTTTTGTCTATCAGGTTATCGGTCATGCGCGCTTCCTCCCTGTCATCACGTTCGGGATTATAGATAAATAGGGTGCCGCGTCCGTCTGGTGCGGCAATTTCCAGCTCTCCCCGCGCCCACGCCAGGCGTTGCTCAGCGATGTCAGGGGAGTGCGCCAGGGAAACCAGGGAAGCAACCTGCCTCGTTGGGGGGACGTAGATGTCAATATCAGCAGGATATTTCCTGCCGGGCAAGGCAACGGGTTCATTCACCCAGTAACGGGCGAAATCGGGCTGTTGTTCATTGACCAGCCGTCTGATGAACTTGCGCAGTTTGGTCGTATTCATGACTGCCTTGTTGTGTTTCTTCGCTGGAAGACGGGACAGGGTAACGTGATCATGATAGAGGTCAGCCATGATTTCGTTCACATCGTCGCCTGCGACAAATTTTGGACTGTCCACGATGAGATGCGGCGAGAAAGTTTTGATGTTCTGCCCTGTTTGTAAATGGTTGTGCAGCAGGCGCAGGAAAAAGGCGATGTTTTCCCTTTCGCCAAACAGGCGGGCAAAAGGTTCGGCATCGTGCAACATACGGAAATATTGCCTCTTGCCGATGCGCAACACCACGCCGACGTTGAGCCGTTCTCCGGTGGTCAGGTCGGGAGAAAAGCCGAGCGCAAACCACTTGCCGCGCAGTTTGGGCGGCTCTCCGGGCAAGGCGTAGCGCTGCAGCACCTCGTCTATATCATGTGGTAGCGTGTTTTTAGCAGGCATGATGCGTTCTGTTCGCGGGTTTTGATGAAATCAAGAAACAGTCTGCTTTCTTCTTCCGTCAGCAGGAGGGATGCCCAAGATTCTAACTCATCCCATGCCGCCGGGGCTATAGATGGCTGCTGTGTCGTGGCATGGATGACCTCGCTTTTCTTGTGATATTGCCCGGCAAGGTCAGCAAGCTGGTTGCGGTAAGCCTTGCCGTTGTCAATGTCTGCCGCCGTCCAGTTGCCATGCAGATCCGTTTCGGTGATGAGTATGCCGTTATCAATCAACAGGTAGTTATCCGTGCCAGTGCGCAGGAGATTGTACGGGTGACGGTCGGTATTGGCGATGTTGTCATCCAGCGCGACGGCTGCGCCCAAATGCGGCCCGCGCGCAATACTTTCTTCCCTTTCGGTGGAGTGGGTATCAAGTGGCATATTCATGGCTTTTGCGGTTTCCGTACAAAATAACGGGATATTTGGCTTCTGATATATCCAGTCATAAAGTTTTACAGGACAGTAACGCCGGATTTCGGGAATATTCTCTCTGGCTATATAGGTCATGAATGCGTGTGCAGGTTGTGGTACACCACGGCAGCGGGTGATAATGTAACCGGCAATTTCATTAAATAATCCTTTTCCCCCTTGGGTGCGATAGGGTTTGCAATGAAACAGTTTTCTTTGTCCGTCAATATTGAAATTGGCAGTAAATACAGGGCTGATATGTCCTGATTTTCCTGGCTGTACCCAATTGTTGAACCGGATGTAGACAGATGAGGGCAGAATGGGGACGATGGGTGATGCCATTGCTATCCGTGATTGCATTGCGGGCTGCCGTAGGCGCTGCCACCTTCAAGGCATTCACACGCCTCGCCATCCTTGTCACGGTCTAGACTGGTGTTGCCGCCGTGTTCGTCGTGGTAGCGTTGCGCTTCCTCTTGGTTACTGAAGTCGCTACACCGTACCGCGTAAACAGAGGGGATGGTTGCGGCAAGTACCAAAGCCAATATTGTTTTCATATCTTTCTCCTTAGTTTAATGTTTAAGCCGTTTCAACCATGAACACCAAAACATCCGCCCAATTACCAGAAATTGTGTTTCCATCATTTTTTCAGCATCATAAATTTCATCGGGGAATAGTTCCTTATCTTCGTTGAGTGAGCGAATCATATATCGCCCCTCCCCTAAATTAAGTATCTGTTTTAAGCGTTCCTTGCCTTCTACATTTATTAGGTAAATTTCTTCATTATAGATACGTGTGCAGTTCGTATCTATACCAATAACAGCGTGGTCTGGAATAGAGGGCGCATTACTTTCTCCGTCCGCATAACCAACGATTACTTTATCTGGGTCTTGAACCCCCGCTTTTCTAAGTGAATTCATATAAAAAGGGAATTTTATATATTCTCCCGAATCTTCGTTTGAAACGCCGCTTCCATTCGCCATAGAAAAATTGGGAACAAAATTGACGTAAACAATTTCACCTCTTTTATTCGTTTCAGTTTTCGGTATTTCGTTGATGTCGTCATACGGCAATAGCGTTCCCGCACGGGAAAAATCCTGAACAATGGGTGATTTTACGCCTGGTATTTCTTCCGGTGCGCCATCGCCATATAGAAGCCATTCCGGGGTGCATTGCAGTAGTTCAGAGAGCTGTAAGGCGTATCGGGTTGGAGCGTTGATTCCTTGCCGCCATTTCGTGATAGCGGCGCTGGATGCTCCGGTTGCGCGGGTGATGTCTGCTCCGCTGATGTCGAGGTCTTTCATCCGGCGGATGAGGCGCGCTGATACGGCTTTTGGGTCAATTTCTTTTTTCATAGCAACATCATATCCCTTTCCTTACTTAGGTAAGTAACATTTTACGTTGCAAATTCTAACTTTAGTAAGTAACATATTCTAACCAAAACTGCTACTGAGGTTAGATATGCTCACGCAAGACGCTGTTGCTTTCTTCGGAAGCAAGGCAAACATAATGAAATTATTGGGTTACAGCAATGCCGCCGTTTATCGTTGGGGCGATGTTGTACCTGAATCTAGTGCGGGGCGCTTGTACGTCCTAAGCGGCCACAAAATCCCATACCGTACTGAAGACTATACACCCGACCACGAACCCGCCGCCCCGGAGGAGGTCTGACCGTGGGCGCGATGCGATGCCCGACGTGCGGCGGGCGGCTGATGTACCGCACGACAATCACCATCAACCCGTATGCCATCCGCAATAACTGGGTCTTCCCGCGCTGCGAGCAACAAAAAACCGCCCCGAAGGGCGGCTATCGAAACGAGCCGATGGAGGTCGGCATGAATAGTCTCAGACGCTCAACAGTTATCACGAGCTATCCAAAACAATCCACGAGGTAATTATGACCAATCTACAGACTCTTGACAAGAAAAATCTGCTGGTCGGCGATGCCGTCATCAGTATCCAGGGCGGGTTGTACTCGCTCAATGACCTGCACCGTGCGAGCGGTGGCGAGGCAAAACACCAGCCCGCGAACTTCCTGCGACTGGATACCACGCAAGCGCTCATTGATGAAATTTCCAATGAAATCAATCGCTCATCAGATGTGAGGAGCGGTGTTATCCACGTCATTAACGGCAACGGTGGCGGCACTTACGTCTGCAAGGAGTTGGTGTACGCCTATGCGATGTGGGTGAGTGCCGCGTTCAACCTGCGTGTCATCCGCGCTTTTGACGCTGGTGTTTCCGCGCCCGTCGCACCCGCCGTACCACAAACATTGCCAGAGGCACTGCGCCTTGCCGCCGATATTGAGGAACAGCGTGCGGCTCTTGAGGCGAAGGTCGCGGAAGACGCGCCGAAGGTGGAGTTTTACCACGACGTTACCGGCAGCGACAACGCTATCGACATGGCGACGGTCGCCAAAGTCCTGAACCGTGGCATCGGGCGCAACCGCCTCTTTGCCTTCTTGCGCGAGGCGGGCGTGCTGGATAGCCGCAATGCGCCCTATCAGCGCTTCGTGGATATGGGCTGGTTTCGCCAGGTGGAGACGAAATGGCAGAAGGCCAACGGCGACTGGCAGATCGGCATCAAGACGGTGGTGTTTCAGAAGGGCGTGGAGGGCATCGCCCGCCTGCTGGACAAGAAGGAGGCGGCATGAGGTACATCAGCCTTTGCAGCGGCGTCGAGGCGGCATCGTTGGCATGGGAGCCTTTGGGCTGGCAGCCGCTGATGTTCGCCGAGGTCGCCCCTTTTCCGGCGGCGGTGCTTGCGCAC